AAGCCTGGAAGCACAAAAGGACCATTATGAATCCTATATAAAAGCAAATCCTGATTGGGAATTTGCAGGGATTTATTATGATGAAGGCATTTCAGGCACAAAAAAGGAAAACCGAACTGGACTTTTAAGGCTGCTTGCAGATTGTGAAAACAAGAAAATTGACTTTATTATAACCAAGTCAGTCAGCAGATTTGCCAGAAACACAACCGACTGTATTGAGATGGTGAGAAAACTTACCGATCTCGGTGTTTTCATCTATTTCGAGAAAGACTATATAAAACACGGCACAAACCCTTGATATTACTGGGTTTATACCGTGTTTGACTTCCGTTGTGTCGCTTGTTTGTCGCTTAAATCTGCTAAATGATACTTGAAGATAATGGACGATAAGCGACAAAGGCGGGTTTAATCATCGGGGTCAACATCAAATGAAAAGTTGCTTTTCTTAATATTGCATGGTTGGCAAAGTAGCTGTGCGTTTGATAATACAGTCCTTCCGCCTATACTCCATGCCTTATTATGGTCTACTTGTAACTCATCGGCATAGAAATACTGCTTGCACATAGCGCACCTGTACTTATCATCTTTTTTTGTCGCTTGTTCTAACAATGCTTTTTTATCATCTAATGTAAACAAACGCTTGGGGTCAACGCTGATATTGTTCACAACGGCGTTGATTATATCCTCAATTTCTTTTTGCTTGTTCGGTATAAGTTTATAATCTTCGCTCTTTTGAAAGCGTGTTATTCTTTCGTTGATTTCCTTTTTCTTGGCTTTCCAAATAGAAACGTCCTTGATATACTTGCGAGCTAAATAGAAATAAATCGGTAAATTGCCGTACCCATCAAACACGGACGCGATAAAGTCGATATATTTCTTTATATCCTTTTGGTCAGTAACAAAACTATCGTTTTGGTGTTGCTCCACATAGTCGTATGTACCGTTTCTGCCAGAAAAATTTCTGATAGCGCCTAAAAGATGCAGTAACGTAATTTTTGCTCTCCCGCGCTCCGCTTTCCCTAAAACCTTTTTAGCGTTTTTGTCTTGTTCGCAATAGGTAGCAAGCCCTCTAAGATATTCGCCATTAAACAAACCGTTTAGCACCTCATATTCGGACAAGGGAACGCCTAAAGTATTTATTCGTCTAAATATTTCACGCTTTAATTCCTCCGTTCCCGAACACACAATATCCTGTATTTTGGTGTTCGCAATTACTTCTTGTATTGCGGGGTCTGTCTGAACGAACAGTTTGCCGTCATACATAATGTCATTATGGTAGAAATTCTTGATAGCTTCAATACGCTGTTTTCCGTCCAAAACTTCAAGTATGCCGTCATCGTTTTTCCAAAAATAAAACGCTGGTAGGGGTATGCCGTTGACGATACTGTCTATAACTAAAGATTGTTTTTCCGCGTCATAGACGATTTCACGCTGCAAGTCAATGTCAGATATAATATGACCACTATTAACTTGCTCATACAGGTCTTTAATTTTCATCATCGTGATACACCTCCCTATTTCTTATAATTATTCTTTCAAATGGGCATTTCCACGGTTTTCCGTCTTTCTCTATCCATAAATTAGCTTTATCGCCTTGCCAACGCACGGTTTTTGTTGTTTCACGGTTGGACTCAACAATTTCAAATTGTTCAGGGTTGTATCGCTGCAGGAAAGTCAGAGGAACGCCCATTTTATCGGGGTAGTCGTACGGAATATCTTTAGTTCGACTTACATCAATAGCGTCATAATTATAGTATTTTGGATATTTCGCCGGGTCATATTCAGCGGTCAATATCATTCTATCGTGACGATAAGATACATCAAGGTTTGTAAACCATTTACAAGCCCGCGGGACAGAACCTTCCGGATTCTTCGATAGTAATTGCGTTCCATCAGGACGAGAAAAACCTGTAAGCTGCTTTGCGTACCCTAACCACATCTTATTTGCCTTTATGTATTTGAATGCTTCTTTATATCCAATAGCGGTTTGTGGACCAATAACAAGAAATTTCACATTGTATTGCATTACAATATCAAAAAAATCAATTATTTGGCTAAAAGGCGGATTAGTAATGACTATATCATACTTGCTATAATCAATATCTTGGAAACGAACGCCCTCTCCGCTTGCGGGGTTGTATCCGCTGACAGATATTGACTTTATGCCGTATGCTTCTGCGTGGGACACTAAAAATTTAACAAAATTACATTTAACCGTGTCTATATCGCGTTCCAGTTTTTCCCTTGATTGTGTAACATCAATTTCTTTTATTGTGCCGCCAATGCTGAACAGGGTAACGGCGGGTACAAAATCAGCTTCTTTATAAACAAGGGCTTCGACAAAACTTTCGTCCCAGTCGCAAGGGCATATAATGTTCTTTCCGCGTAATTGGTCTTTGTATTTTGGTATTTCTGCGGCTATGTCCTCGAACATGGTAAAATATTCATCGTCCCTGCTTTTTTGTGCTTTCATTAAGTCGCTATTACGATTTGCCATTTACTCTTTACCCCCGTCCGTGGTTATATCCACAATTTCGTCAAGCCCGCATTGTAGGGCAGTACAGATTTTAGCCAGTGTTTCCATTGCAACGGGTTCATTCTTGCCTAACTTGGCGATTACGTTTGTACTAACCCCCGCAAGCCGTTTTAGTTCCGTCCGCTTGATACCTTTATCTATTAAAAGTTTCCATAGCCTATTGTAACTTATCGTCACTTCGCTAACCTCCTGCCACGCGACATAATTAACCTATAATATACTATCACGTCGTAAGCTAAAAGTCAAGCAAAAATTGAGTAAGTGTGATTATTGCTTGATTGCATAGAATTCACGGCATAGAATTAAGGTCGCCGCTTCGCATAAAGCGTTAAATCTTGCTTGTACCCCTCGAACGTGTCAACGCGGGTAATATCATAATCAACGCAATTGTAGCGGATAATGTGCCGCGTGGTTATGTCGTCCCGCCAGTTAATCACGAATTGGACTTCCTCGACGGCTTGAACAGACATAGCTGCGTAAACCTCTTTCCCGGATAATTGCCGGAAGTATGCCCACATGGGCGGGGCTATTGGGGTTAATGTTTCAATCGAATAACCCTCCGGGTCTTGTGTGTGCGTAATGGCTAAAATCTCGATTTTCTTATCTTTCAGCTTCATAACAAAGCCCCTTTCGTTGCCCTCAATTCAATATAGGGCTAAATTGCGTTTATGAATTCGTTGTAATGCTCATATAGTCCGACGTAACAATCCAGTAACGCCGCCGCTCCGTCAATTCGTTGTCGGGGCGATTGGTTTTTAATGGGTACAATATTCCCGTTTCGGTCGGTCTGAACGCCCGTATTCGTCAAGCACCATTTCAGGATAGGGTTATTTTGGTAAATAACCTTTTGCGCCTGCAAGTCCGCGCCTAACATTTGCATAGGCAGGGACAGGGTTTTCGCGCCCTGTATGCACCTAACCATATTAAAGCCTTGTAGCGTCATTTCCTCCACAAAGTACCGCGCCGAATAGCTGTCATAATAAACCCACGCCGGGAACAGTTCATATTCCTTGACGGTTTCGGCAAACCACGCTGTAACGTCGGAATAGTTGATTGAATTGCCCACGCATAGGCGTAAAAGCCCTCGTTCATACCATTTGTCATAAGGGATTTTATCCTGCTGGACGCGCTCTTGAAGTTTGTCGCTTGGTAGCCAGTACATTTGAGCGACAAATTTTTTATCGTCCCCGCGCTTCATAAACAGGAGCGACGCGCAAGTTAAATCCGTTGTTATGGACAGGTCAACGCCGCCAATACAGTACGCGCCCCGAAAATCCTCTAAGGAAAAAGTTTCCTCGTTGTTAATATCGTCAAAGGATAGCCACGCCGTTTTTACCGTTTCCCGGACGTTGAATTCCTTACAGAGAACGCCGGAAAGTTCATTGCGGTTTTGCTTCGCCCGCTCAACCTTGGCGGTCAGGTCGTCCAGCTTTTTTATTGAGCATAAAGCCGGGTTCGCTTTAACCCACGCCGCCGGGTTCGTCCATTCGGCGCGGTCGTCCAGTTCATATAGGACGGGCAGAAAGCGCGGGTCTTGTATTACCCCGTCTGCGACTTGCGCCGCATGGCTATACATATCATCAAATATACATTCCCGCACGGTTCCGGCGGTCGTTATCATCACAAGCAGGGGTTGACGGCGGGCGGCTTGGGATTGGCGCATAACCTCGTAAAGGTTCCTGTCCCTCACGCCGTGCAGTTCGTCCATGACGCAAAAGGAACAGTTCAAGCCGTCCAGCGTGTCAGAGTTCCGCGCCAGCGGTTGAAACTTTGACATAGTGGGCGAATAATATAAATCCGTCTTGCGCTTCTTGAAGTGCTTCGACAGGTCGGGCGACTGCTTTATCATGTTATGGGCTTCGTCGAACAATAACCGCGCCTGCGCGTATTTGGTCGCCGTTGAATACACCTCCGCGCCGCCCTCGCCGTCGGACGTGAGCATATAGAGGGCTAACCCGGCTAATAGCGTACTCTTGCCGTTTTTACGCCCCACAAGGAAGAAACTTTCCCGGTATTGGCGCAAGCCCGTTTGAGCGTCCACAAAGCCGAACAGGGCTTGTATAAACGCCTTTTGAAAGAGTTCCAGCCGAATACCCTGTCCCGCCCATTCGCCCTTAGAATGCTTGCAAAACCGCTCTATAAACTCTATGGGGCGATTGGCGCGGGCTTCGTCGAAAACATATCCGCCCCGACTTGAATTCGTGTCAGCCGCAAGGCGGGCATATACCGCCTTAACCCGCTTTGAAGCTGCTATTTCGCCGGACTGGATTTTTGCGTTGTATTCGGCGATATAGTTCATATTACAAGCAGTCCGCGCCCGCCCTCGTCATAGGGGGACGGCGTGTTGAATTTGGTCAATGCGTCGGCTTGGGTCTGCTCGATTTCGTCCTCACTCACAAGCCGCAAGTAGAGTTTAGCGGTATCCGTGTAGGTTTTGAGCAAGGCACGGTATTCCTTGCTTTCGCCCTCGCCCTTGATTTCATCAAGCTGCTTTTCAAGGTATATCATTTCTTCCGACAGGCGGTTAATGACAAAAGCCCGTTCCTGTTCGTGGGTTTCGGTTTTCGTGTTCATAGTGATTGCTCCTTTCTGATGTCGCCCTCGGGCGTGAATTCCAGTCCCCGGCAGGTCGCGCCGCCCGCGCTGAAATGCTCGGTATTATGGCAGTCGATACAGAGGGCTTCAAGGTTCGCCGGGTTTAGGGATATATCCGGGTCTGTGATATTGGCGGCGGTTATGTGCGTCTTATGATGTGCTATGTCGGCGGGCTTGCCGCAGCGTTCGCAGATGTAGTATTTTGATAACAGGAACGCCCGCGACAGCCGCCGCCACGCCGTGGAATTGTAGAAAGCCGCCTGCGTCATAGTATCGCCCTTTCAGCGGACAGCGCCTTTAACAGGCAGTCTATGACGCGCTGCAATTTGTCGGCATCGGCGTTTTCGCCGTAATACCATTGTTGCAGGATAAACCGCGCCGCCGTCCGCGCCACGGGGGAATAGTCCCCCGCAGCAGCGTAACCCGTTGTTTCGGTCAGGTATGGCGGTATCGCTTGGATAAGCGGGTAAATGATTTCGTCGTTGTCCGTCCCGTCTATCCGTAAAATGTCGCGGGCTTCGTCTATATTGAAAATCATGGTCTTAACCTCCGTTCAAAGGGTGTCCGCTATTAGCGGCTCCCTTATGCCGCGTCAACCTCGATTTTGACAAACGCGCCGGGGACAATGGGCTTGCCGTCGGCGATACACAAAGCGCGGTAGTCGATAAGCCCGGACGTAAAGCCGCTTTCACGGCTAACCTCAACCGCCACGCCCTCGGGGACATTTACGCCGTAATAGCGGAAGTTTCCGAAAAGCACCGTTCCCGCCGGGATATTGTCGTCAAGTACGATTTCAAACCCGAACAGGCGATGAACGCCGCCGCGCTCGTTGTCGGTAAACATATAGTCGCCCTCGCCGTTTTTGAGCGGGTACACCTGCCCGAAAAGGGTTGCCGTGGACATTGCGAATTTTGCGCCGCCCGCATAGCCTGCGGGAAGTTTGGCGATTGCTGCAAGCAGATTGTCGGCGGTTAGGCTTGCCGTTTCAATGCTGTTGGTCGTGTCCCATGTAATGCCGGGTAAAATGCCTGTGGGTTGTCCTGCCCCCGTGCCTGTGCCGCTCACGATAGCCGCATTTATCGCGTCGGAAATGCTGCTTTTGAGTTCCTGTGTCAGATAGCTTTCAAACGCTGCTATTTCCATACGCTTCACCGCTGCCGACATGGACAGAATTTTAATAAGTTCGCGCCCGGTGAATGTTACCGCCGTCGCCGTTACGTTCTTGCGCTCAACCGGCGCGCCCTCGGTGTGCCAGCTTGCCGCGTCTGTGGGTGTTCCCACGGGTACGGACAAGTTGGACGGGACATTGAACAGACGAATTTCGTTGAACAAACCGCCCACGGGTCGGGCTTGACTGATAACCTCGTTAAGTGTCTGCATGGGGATAACCGCCGCCGAATTGGACAGCGTGTTGAACGTGTCAGAGCGTTTTTCTGCCTGCGCCGCCTGATATGCGCGGGTTTCTCCGTCGGTCAGTTCCTTTCCCAAAAGGGACTTGAAAAATGCCGTACGGTATTCGGGGGTCGCGTGGGTGTCGGGATTGCTTGCGCCCTTTTCAAGGCTTGCGGTAATAGGGTTAAACATTTCTTTTTCCTCCTGCTTTTCGGCTCTCGCCGTGATTTTTGTTTGCGGGTAAGCCGCCCGCGTTACTGCTGAAATTTCATATACTTTGCCGATTTTGGTAACTGTCCGGGTTTTGGTCTGGTCGTTATACTCGCTTTCGGCAATATCGAACATAAACGACATTTGCGCTATGTCCCCGCGCTTGATTGCGGTATGCAGTTCGCGCCCGCGCTCCGTGTCGGGTAGGGTCGCGGTCATTGCAAGCCCTTTTTCCGTGACTGTGAGCGTCATTGTTTCGGGGCTTCTCGCAAGGGGGATTGACTGGTTATCATGATTGACTTGTAACGTGATGTTTGACAAGTCCACGCCGTCAAGGGCGGTACGGGCGATAACCTCCGTAACATCCCCGATTTGTGCGGGTTGGTCAAACACGATAGGCAAGCCCTCCACGATTAAAGGTTTGTCGCTGTCCGCGTGGACGTTATACGCCCGTGTTTGCTGTGTCATTTTCTGATACCTCGCTTTCAAGTTGATATTGTTTTGCTTTATCCGCTGATACATAATTTAAGGACTGCAAGCGTTTATCGCCGTCAGGGACAGGCGGCAGGGCTAACAGTTTACGCGCTTCGTTGAGCGTCATTAACCCTAACGGGGTGGCTTCGTGCAATAACTTTATCTTGGTCGCCGCGCTGGAAAATTCCAGATGTTCAGCCGTGAACGTAATTTCCGCGCCCGCCTTGCGTGTAAATTCCTGCGAAAGTTGCAAGGCGAACGGTTCAATAACGCTTTCATAGAACGCGCTGAATTCGTCCTCGCTGTAACTGCCGGATACGATTTTCGGATTAATGCCCAAATAGTCGTATATTTGGCGGTTGACAGCTTCTATTTGCTCCTGCGGTATGGTGTAGGGCGTTGTATTGGTCGGTATGAAGTCAAAGCGTTGGTCGGTCGCCGCCACGCCGCCGGAATTGGTCGTGTTGAAGTAGTCGGCGACAAACTGTTCCTTTTCCCGGCGCACCTGTTCGGGATTGACAAGCGACGTAAATTTGAGAACGCCCCGAATGTTCACGCCGTTTTTGACGCTTGCCGCTATACCTTGGTTGAGCGTCTGTGCCGTGTCCAATAGCGGGAATAACGGCGCGTTGCTGTCCCCTAAAAGGTCGTTGCCGTAAAAGTGGCGGCGCAAGTGGACAATATCGCTATACGCGAAAGTCGCCTGCTTGCCGTCGTGAAACAGGCAGGTTATGTATAACTGCCCGTCCGTGCCGGGGGCGAATTCCACGCTTGACGGTGTGAGGGGGTACACGTTGCGGATACCCCTTTCGTTGCGTTGCAGCAGGATAAAGGCATTGTTGCTTGTGAAGTATGCCGCCGCCGTTTTACTGAGCAGGTCATACGGGTTCATGTACTCGTTTGGGATTGAGAGGAGGGTTTCAAGCCCCTTGTCGTCGCTGTGCGCCATGAGTTTGCCCGCGTGTCTGCTGATTGCGTCAACCGCCGCCCGGAATGTTGCGCTTGCGTATGCCGTGCCGGAAAAGGCGGTAAAGCTGTTGTTGATTTCGATTACTGCGCGGCGCTCTTGCTGTTTGGGTCTGAATAGGCTGGATAATATACCCATTTATGAAAATCTCCTTTCGCGGTTGCTGTTTTGTGAAAACTTTTTGTCCATGCGGGGGAAAAGTAAGCCCCGGCGTCGGTGTTCTGCTGCCCTGTTTTCCCTGCAATGGCGGGGGGGTATCTTGTGCCGGGTGACGGCTGGTGACGGTCATTTACAAAACCCCTCTTGTGTAGGGCTGTTTTTGAACATAGCAAAGTTATGTCATTCGCCGTCATCGTCCGTCACCTGCCACATAATCCCGCCCGTCGCAAGGCACGACAGGGGCGAATTCACTTGTCAGGCGCAAGCCGAACCAAACCGCGCCTGTCTTGGTCTTTCGGCATTCATAGCCTGCGCCCTCGACGGCTGCTTTGAAGTCCGCCGCGCTGCGGATATAGTCGCCGCTGCGTGAACAATAGACGCGGTATTCGCCGTACAGTTCGCCGGATTTCTGCGTGTAACTGCTGTCGATTTCGCAACACTCCGAAAGAAAGCTGTTCAGCCAGTCATTATTTTCCCGGTATGCAGCTATTGCAGCTTTGACGCATTCCGGCATTGCGATTTTGTAGTTGTTTACGATGAAGCGCCGCGCCCCCTCGATAACCCACGCAAGGACAGCGCCGCCGGAATGAGCAAACAGGTAGTCGGCGTAATTCAAGATTTCGCCTTTCATGCCGCGAAAGTTGGCGTTGAACGGTACGACGGTCAGCCTGTCCCATGTGCCTTTATCCGTCGTGCCTACTTTCGGTAAATGGTTTGTATAGAGTACAACGGTATGCGACGGCATGAATTTGAACGGGTCTTTATACTTCTTTTCGGCTTCGATTTCGTCCGTGCTGCATAGCTTTTTCACGGTGGCAGTATCAAGGCGCATACCTTCTTCCAGTTCCGCCGCAATGATAACGCGCTTGCCGCGCAGTTCCGCATATTCGGGGCTTTTGTTCTTTTTGCAGTTTGCCGTCAAAACCTCGGACGACATAGCCCCGGCATAATCGCCCATAACGCGGGCAAGCAGGTTGAACAGGGTGCTTTTGCCGTTGCCGCCGTCGCCGTATGCGATTATCAATTTCTCCTGCATGACTTTACCGACAGCGAACATTCCGGCGACTTCCTGCAAATAGCGTTCAAGGTCGCTGTCATAACAGGTCACACGCTGCAAGAATTCTGCAAAGAGTTTCGCGCCCTCTGTGCTGGGTGATATGGCGGTAATTTTTGTGCAATAATCGTTCGGGTCGTGGGGGCGCATTTCCCCGCTGCGTAGGTCTGCCGTGCCGTCCGGCGTGTTCAGCAGATAACCGTCCGCGTCAAGGTCTTTAACGTGGATTTGCAGCTTCGGGCGGGCTTCAGTCAGCGCCGCCGAAAGTCGGGTCGTTTTCCGCTCCGACAGGACATAGCCCCGGAACGCCTTTTCCGCGTCAAGTTCCTTTTTTGCTTCTTTTGTTTCGTCGCTGTCGCCGCCCTCGGTCGCCTTGTTCAAAGCGTCCTGCGCCTTGCGTACACGCTTGCGGGCTTCGGCAAGCTGTCTGTCGGTCAAGTCCTGTGCAAGCCCCTGCGCCTTGATTTCGTCCTCTTGCCACACTTTCCCGTCATAAACAAGCCACTTTGTCGCCGCCGAATATTTCAGCTTGCCGCCATATACGCCCGCGATAACGGTCGCCTGTCCTACGTCGGTATAGTCATACGGTTCAAGGCTCTTTTCAAAGTCCTGCGCGACGTATTCCGCCGGGGAAAGATAGTTCGGGTTTGTTATGACTTCTCTTTCATAGTAGCGGCAAGCGTCGTTCCATATAGCTTGTATTTCGCTGTCCGGCTTCGGTTCTTCGCATTGTGCGACACGCTGCATAAAGAGTTCAAACGCATTTTCGGTTATGCCGTATTTTGTCAGCACTGTTGAAGCGAAACTGACAAGCGTACCATGCCGCGAACCTGTGGGAATAGTTGCGCCGAATTTTTGCTTTTCTGCTTTGGGCGCTGTGGGCTGTTGTTCCGGCTGCTTGAAAGCGTCCGCAAATGCTGTCAGGTCGGCTTTAGTGCAAACTGCTTCAAAGTCGGTATAACCGTCAATCAAGCCTTTATCGGTTCCGAAAAAGATACGGTCGGAATTGATACATTCAATATCCGCCTGCGGGAATGCCACGATTATTGCCGCCTGTACCCGGTTTCGTTCCGCTTTATCGGTGAATTCTTCGTCTGATACGACGGCGAAACGGAACCGCTGATTGTCTGCCGTGCTGTTGAAAGTTTCATACATGAACGCGGCTTTCAAGTTATGTGCCGCTAAAACCTCGGCAACGTGCGCCGGGGTTTCAATTGGAACGTCTTTGCGCTTGTTGTCAATATCGTTCATAAACACGGTCTGCCGGGTAAAGTCCGCGTCGTTTGTGCCTTTATAGCCTTTTCTCCGGCTTTCCTCTGAAAACGGGGTAACGCCCGGTTGAACCGTCTTTCCGGCGGTCAGACAGTCGGCAAGCTGCTTGACGGTAATATCCTTAATACTTGCGGATTTGGTGAACCGCGCCTTTATACCGCCGATTTCCGCCCCCGTCGGCTTTACCTTGAATTTGGTATTGTCAACGTGAAGCAACATACTTTTCGCCCCCCGTCTTGATATAGTCCTCGAATACCTGCCGGACGATATAGCACCGTTTTCCGACTTGTATAACGGGGAACGCTCCGCGCTTCGTTAGCGTCCGTATGGCATATTCGGGAAAGTTAAACGCTTTCGCCGTTTCCTTGATTGTCAGCGCTGTTTTCTGTTCCACGTTCGCGCCCCCTTTCAAATAATTTTGCTTTCCATTGACAAATACGATTTGTTTGTCTATAATAGATTATAGCAAACGATAGCGCATAAATCAAGTTTCGTTTGCGCTTCTTGACAATGTTCAAGTAAAGCGACATTTTAGGAGGAAAAGCCAATGTCGAAAACAAACGATACGCCGCCGATTGATAAATACAACGCTTTATTCGCTACGTCATTACGCGCCTTTATGGACGCGCACCCGGATACGGGCGAAAAGACGACGCAAAAAGCCCTTGCGGACTATTTGGGCGTTCGCCCTCAAACGGTTTCATACTATTGCACGGGGGAAAGCCTGCCGAATTGTGAGCAGCTTTTACGGATTGCGGACTTTTTCGGCGTTACCTGCGATTTCCTTATGACGGGTCGGCGCATAGAAAATAAGCCCGTGCGGGAATTGCTCGGGCTTTCGGAAAATACCGTGCAGAATATGAAGTTGGTCAAAGAGGGCTATTTTGAAGATAGCCCCTATATGCTCGCCGCCCTTGATACGCTGCTCGGGGACAAGGATTTCTATTTGTCTATGGAACAGGCGGCAAATTGGTACGGGCAAAAGGAGCAAGCCCCCGACGACATGAAAGAATTCTGCGAATGGAAAGCCGCGCAGTATATGCAGGGGTTTTTACTTGAATTCTTTGCCCGTAACCTGCGGGCGATATATGAACAGATGAGGGGGAATGAATAAATGGCTTCTATCCGTAAAAGGGGTGATACATTCACGATAACCGCCTATATGGGTTATGATGATACGGGCAAGCAGCAAAAGAAAACAACTACGTTTCGCCCGCCGGACGGCGTGACAAACGGCAAAGCGGAAAAACTCGCAAAAGAATTCGCCGTCAAGTGGGAAGATAAAATACGGGGGTTTGTCGCCCTTGATGAAAACAGGACGCTTTCAGAGTTGGCGCAATGGTATTATGAAACGATTGCGCCGAATACCTTAAAGCCGAATATCTTAAAAGGGTATAGTCAAGGTATCTATAACCACGTCATACCCCGTATAGGGCGGGTCAAGCTGAAAGACATAACCCCGCAAATGCTCGACAGTCTTTTCCGTGAGTTGCAGATAAGCGGCAATCTTGAACGCTCTTTCAAACTAAAGGACAATACAATTTTTGACGAATACGGCAAAGAGAAATTCATCAAGGACAAAGGGATTGAGCGCGTTACTTTTTATAGGCTTTTACGCGGTGAAACTTGCAGACAAAAAACCGCCGAAAAGATAGCCGCCGCCCTCGGCATGACGCTTGAAAAGGTGTTCGCCGATGTGACAGAAAACAAGGGAATGACGGGCGCGTCTGTCAACAAGCTGAAACTAAACCTTTCCGCGATATTTACAGCGGCTTGCCGCAAAGAGATAATGCGCCGTAACCCCTGCAAGCTGGTAACGCCGCCGAAAGTGGATACCCCGCCCGCCGCTTTCCTCGATGAAGAACAAAGCCGCCTATTGCTTGCCGCCGCCCATGAGCAAAGCGACTTTCAACTTGAAGTCATTATTAACCTGTTCTTGGCGGCAGGGATTCGCTCGGGGGAATTAACCGCGCTCCATTGGTCGGACTTGGATTTCAATACAGGCGTGTTATTTGTCCAACATACGCTTGTCAGGTTTAACGGGCAGTTTGTACGGCAGACAACAAAAACCGCCGACAGTACAAGGCGAATTGTACTTCCGGCGTATATATTGAAACTATTAACAGAACATAGGGAGCGTCAAAAGGAATATCGGGCTTCGCTTCGGGAATTATGGAAAAACCCCGACGACATAATCTTTACAAACCTGCACGGGGACTATTTGAACGGCATAAACCTTAACCGCAAGTTAAAGGACATTGTAAAAGCCGCCGG